CTATCTTCGCGTGATTTTCTTCCTCTATTTGTCAGGGGTATTTCTTCAAAATGGCACATGCCCGTCCCACCCATATTGTACGCATTTGCTCTGGGTAAATTGAGACCCACACCACTACGGGCACCTATGCCCTGTATATTTTGTGCTATGGCGCGCAGATTCATATTTTTCTGCATGGTCCAGCCACTAGGCCACTCTCGGGCAATGAAATTTTTAAGGGCTTGAGTAATTCGATCTCTGTAAAGAATTAGCCGGAGTAACACCAGAACACGTGTGTTAATGTCACGTTTGTATATAGGAAGGTTCTCTGCTTGGCGGGACAAAATTGTGCAAACTTGGAATTCGGGAATGCGCTGGTCAAGTCTTCCTAGCTTTGCAAGGATCCCCGGGCTATTTCCGTGCAAGTTGGCCAATCGCGCGTTAACCATTTGTCTAATTAAATTTCTATTATTTAGTCTGTTGTTAGCTCCCGCCGCTCCCGATGGTCCCGCCCCGTTACCCGCCGCTCCCGACGGTCCCGCCCCGTGGCGCGCCCGCCCCCAGAATATATTTGGAGCTTTGACCCAATTTCTTTGGATTGGATGTTTGAACAAGTTCTCTTCAGGGAAGTTTCTCTTCGCCATGCTCAGCCAGTTCTTCAGATTCGCGGCATTAACTTCCACACTACCATTGGCTTTTAACATATTCAGAAGAGTTGATGGGTTCAGTTTCGTCTTCGTATTTCTTGTTGGATGTTTTATAATGAGATAGTTTGGCTCGAGTGCATTGAGTGACGCGAAGTCGACGTTATTGGCTTGTCTAACGTTATTAAGATAGTTATTTTGTCTGTTATTAACTGGGCGGGCCGGAACACGGGGCAGACGCACCAAGTTTCTCAGCGTTTTGCGGGCCCGACTCGACTGATTGGGGTTTCTGTTGTTGGCACCGAGGGCGCGGTTCTTTAAAAATTGATAGGCATATGCGAGTTTTTTGTTATTTATTCTGATGTTTCCTATGTTTTCCCAATTGGCTGGGTTCTGGCCTACTATCCGAGGCTCGAGTGCTCTTCTAATCTCTGCTTTATTAGGGTAGCTCAAGTTTGCATTTCTATAAGCAGGTGGCGCCCAACGTCGGCCTCCAGCGTTCGCCACACCAAAACGCCCAAGCACGTTGCGTGCCGCCCCGACTGCGATTTGGGGATTATTGGCCTTCAGTTTAGTCAAAAGGTCATGTGCGTACTTTATCAATTTATTTATATAGTCTTTGATGACGCGCCGTGAAGGAACCATTTTCAGTACCTCCTTGAGAATTTTAATAGCCTGTTCTCCAAATGCTTTTGCTTTTCGGATGGAGCCCTCCTTGATGTATTTCGCGCAGAGCATAAGAACTCTCTTCGCCTTCACGAGTCTCTCGGCGATATCAGCGCCACGTTGTCTTGCTCGACGAATTTCATTGTTTCTATTGGCATTTCCAGCTGCGTTTGGAGCCGGCGCCGCGGCCTGGGCCGCGGCAACCACCGCACGCTGTACATTTTGGGGAATATTTACTCCTTGAGCGTTCCCAGCGTTGAAAACATTTTGTACTTGGTTCTGGATTTCAGCGTTGAATTGGGCCTGGAGGGCGGCCGCAAGAGCTGCATTATTTGCGTTTGCTGCGTTCGCTGCATTTGCTGCGTTCGCTGCATTTGCTACGGCCGCTGCGTTCGCTGCGTTCGCTGCGTTCGCTGCCTGTTGAGCGACAATTAAAGCCCTCTCGTTTTGTATACTGTTATTTATTGCTTGATAAATGGGCCTTATTCTATTCCAGTAAAACCCATTTGGTTTCCAGTTGATGAGGAGGCTCGTCGCCTTTTCGAAAACCTTTTCGGCATATTTTCGTGAATTTCTCGTGGCGTTCTGATTCGACTTACCTTTACGCACCTCCTGGCGCGCAATATTAGCTGCATGTGGAATGATTCTATTTAAAACTGTTAACATAGAGGCATCCGCAGCGTTCACGAGTGCCTGATGACCCGGGCGGCTAAACTCGCGGTGGGCGGCGTTTGAGGCAGCCCTCCACTTACGCCCCGCCCTCAATACGGGTAAAGGTACCACCACCTCGTTCATTAAAATTTAATAATATTTTATTTCCTCCCGAAAGAGCGGGAATACTTGCTCCTGATCCACATGGCGTCCTGCTTGTAGATGCGGGACGCGCGGGGCAGGGTCCGCTTGGTCAGGGTGCTGATGGCAATCAGGCGGCGCATGACGGCCAGGGGCTTCTCACCCTTGCTGATGCCCATGCTGAGCGCCTTGTGGCGGTTGGTCTTCGCCTCGACTGGGTGGTAGCCGTACTTGGTCAGCATACCACCCTTGAGCTTACCGATAACCTTGGTGCTTTTACCCGCGGCACCAACATCCTTGGCGGGGACGGCGGACACGCGACTCAGGCCCGACTTGCGGACGTAAGAGTACCGGGTGCCGTCACGACGGGTCACGCGGACGACGCGGCGAGTGTTGCGACGAACGTGGCTGGAACGCAGGGCCGACTTCATTTATCCTTTATCAAGAAAAATTGGTGGCGTGACCCTTCATAAACATCCTAAGCTTCCCGTCATTTGACGCGCCGAAATCGAACACGTCAGAGTCGCCCAGGTCAAGGTCCAGTGTGGGAACCTCGTACACGGCTCTCAATTTCATAGTAGAAAAGAGAATCCCGAGGGAATAGGACTTGAGGTCTGTGACAGGTGCTGGACGAGACCAAGCGAGTTTCATAGCTAGGACCTCACTATTTCTTCCCAAAAAGGGACCTGAAGGTGTGCTCTCGGCGGCTCCACCATCTATGTACGTCCACTCCCCGATTTTTACAGTTGAAAATAGAAAAGGAATTGCGATGGTCGCACTGACCGCGTCGAGTACACTCAATTTTGGAGTGGAATTGACAGAAAAATAATCGGTCTTCATTAAGTCCACACAATAGGCGGAAACGTGGAATTTGATGGGGTGCCACGCGTACAACTCTTCGAACGTGACATCAGACTTCCCTATGAATTTCATACACGCGTCTGATAGAATCTTTCGAATTTTGGTCGGAGATACAAGGCCATAACTCTTCATAAAGTTTTTCAAATTTGGTTTCATAATCTGTTTCACGGGTACGTCGAGTGCATAGTCGAGAACCTTTGGGAGGTCCCCTTTCGTCACGAGAAACAGGAAGCCTAGAAGGCCTCCGGCCGACGCCCCCGAGATTTCCTCGAGGTTGTCAAGTCGTCCTTCTTGTTTTAGTTTTGATAGAACTCCTAAATAAAGGAAGAAGCCCATGGCTCCTGGTCCGATGGATAGACACCGGACCATTCTACGATTTTAATTTAATAATACTGGGGGTACTGGCCGCGCAGGAAGGCGAACAGCAGGGCGAACACCAGGGTGTGTGCACCCACGGCCATTGGCGAGGACTGGCCTGAAAGGAACAGGCCGCCATTCTTGGGTGGGATCGTCAGCAGCAGACCTGGGGTCAGCAGCACGAACAGCACCGCTGGAACGAACAGGTCGGCCGTGGTCAGGCTGATCTTCAGCACAAACTTGGCGATCGCCCAGTAGACCAGGGACAGGACCAGTGCGTGAACCACAGCCTGGACGAGTAGACCGGCACCGGATGGCAGGGCCAGGAGCATACCTGGGCTCAGGACGGCGAACAGCACTGCTGGGAGGAGGACCTTTGGGCCGGTAACGTCGAACATTGTTACAAATAGGCGATATATTTTTCTGCCCATCCGAAAAAGTTCTCGGCCCGAACACGGTCTGAAATGATGGGAAGATTGTTGATGAGGCTCCAAATCTCAAGATGGGTCTGAGCAGACTCGTGTTCCTGGTACCACTGAACTTGGCCAAGAACGAGATCGACGAAATCAGGGAATTTAGCCTGTAGATTCATATAACGAGATTCAGTATATTCACGGATCTTCATCCAACCATCGAGGAGTTCCTGGGAGTACATGTCCTGCCAGTCTTCTGGATGGAGTTCGGGGTCGAAATCGTCCGACCCGTCAGAATCGTACGCAAGATCATAATTATAAGCGTCACGCGAGTACTCGTCGTTGATACCCATTTTTGTTCTTGAATTATAAATGCCCCACGCCTCTAAGCCTCGACGAGGGCCTTCAGACCCGTCACCATGACGCCGTCAGACTCTTTGATGGGCGCGGCGTCCAGAATGGCCTGGAATGCACCCTCGACCTGAGCCTCGTTTCCACCGAAAAATGTGTTCAGGCCATTTTTTATCACCTCCTTCGTCAGTGACCCCTTGGTCTTTTTTGTTTTGAAATTGACCTTCACCTTGTCCTGAACCTTCACGGTGTCAATCTCGTTTTCCTTCATATGCTTCGTCACAAACTTGCGAAGATCCTTCTCGCGGCTGTTTAAAACGCCAAGATCTTTGCGAGCTGCGGCTAACTGGGCCTTAAGGGCGACCCACTCGGTCATAGCTGCTTTAAAGTCCATTTCTGGTAATTTCATATAAATTACTGTGAGAAAGCTAACGCATTCTCATCACAAAGCCTTCGGCTTATTGGTACTCGGGCGAAATCTCGAACTTGGGGCGCATCGTGTCGGGGGGGATCGTGCTGAGGTTGAAGATGCTGACTGGGGTGCGGGGGTTGATTGGCTCTGAGCGGAACTGCTGGTTGGCGTTGCGCAGAACGCCGCCGACCGTCTCTGGGTAGCCAATCTGGCTACGAGGATCCAGGTAGTTCTGGCCCGACATGATCTTGTCTGGGCTGAACTG